ACGCTTCTTACAACTAGGTGTATACACAGGTGATGCTAGTGTGTGGTTATGTAAAAACATTCTAACTGATAAGAGTTCAATACTAATTGATGTTGATACTTGGGCTGGAAGTGATGAGGAAAGCCACGCCGAGATGGACTTCAGCGATGTTGAGAGGGTATACAAAGAGAAGATTAATAACCTATCTATTGTATCTGTGGTTAGTGATACTGTTGAGTATCTAATCAGACAACGCAATAACTTTATGAACTCATATGATTTTATTTATATTGATGCAGACCACACAGCAGTTAGTGTGTTAATGGATGCAGAACTTAGCTGGCCTCTATTAAAGTCCGGTGGCATTATGGCATTTGATGATTACACTTGGGGTCGCCATCTGCCACCATCTAAGACACCTCGCCCTGGCATACTCTTATTTACTGAACGACACAAGGCTGAGCTAGATACATTAGTTATTAACGATCAGTATTGGATTAGAAAAAAGTAGAAAGCCCTGCTGGAAGGGTAGCAAGGCTTTCTTTAGATAGATCGGAGAGAGCCGACCTAAGAGTTAGATACTATCAGTAATACCTTGGATAATCCACTCAACTACCGGCACTGCAACTGCGTTGCCCATCTGTTTATATCTATGGGTATCAACTTGGTCTGCTGTCCAGCCATCAGGAAATCCTTGTAATCTTTCACACTCAAGAGGTGTAAGTCTACGCACTTGTGATCCATTGGTTTGTAAATGTCCACCTGCTGCCGACTCTGCATTTGCACCTTTATAAAATCTTGCTTCTAATGGTGAAGCAATGTTAGCTACCATAGGCATATTGTTTCCACCTGTTCCCATCCTTGCTTGTAGTGTATTGATCTTATCATCTTGTAACCTTATATCAGCAACTCTATTAGCATAAAATATAATAGTTGTAGCTCTTGTATCACCGTTATCAAATGCGTTCATAGTTGGTACTACCCCCCCCTGGACCCACGTTTCATAGTCTTCACTGTTCTGTGCTCTTCTACTTTTGTTCCACCACAAGTTTATTTTCTGCGACATACTGGTTACCTACCCCCTTATAGTCTCGTGCTTGTAGTGTTCCCACTATTGGGTTCTCAATTACAACGTGTCCGTTGTTAGCATCTTGATTTACTACTGACCCGTGATGATAAAGCTCAGCAGGTATGGTGTTAGCTATTGTCTTGCCGCTTGCAAGGTTAACGCTTCTTGTAGTGCTGGCGGTAGTGTCTTGCCCCGCCTGTTTGCTCTGCGTAGTATTCCTTCGCAAGCCTTCGGACTTAAATAATACTTCTGCTGCACTGAGTCCGTCTCCAGTACGTCTGCCAAGGATGAAGACACGCCTTCTCCTTTGGGGAACTCCGAAGTGCTGAGCATCAAGCACCCTCCAAGCGAGGCTATACCCGAGGTCGGCCATCGTTCCAACGACCACTCCAAAGTCTCTTCCTTTATTAGAGGTAAGAAGACCAGGGACATTTTCAAGGATGAACCACTCAGTTTTCGTTTCTTCAATAAGTCTTGCAATTTCCCAGAATAATCCGCTTCTTTCTCCAGCAAGACCAGCCCTCTTTCCAGCCACGCTAAGGTCTTGGCAGGGAAATCCGCCTGTGATAATTCCTCTACTAGGTTTAAATCCTGCTGCAATTAAATCACTTCCTTTCACATCTGTTATATTGGAGAACTGTTTAGCTTTGGGAAAATGCTTTGCCAATACTTTTTGGCACTGCTTATCTATCTCAACACTAGCTACTACATCTACGCCGTTGCGTTCCATAGCAAGATCAAAGCCACCGACACCGGCAAAGAGGGATACTCCAGTTAGTTTACTCATTAATAATATCTATGCTTGAGAAAGAAACTTTTTGCTTGGCAAGGTGTTTCGTATCTTGCAGAAATATATTTAAGACCTCGCAAGATTTGATACTCAGCTCTGCTATCTTTCTCTCTAAGGAGTTGAGCAATTCCGTAAGCGCTTGATCCTCTTTGGTTCTTGGCATAGTTATCAAACCGACTTTCAGAGGTCCAAAGTGATTGGAGGCACTCCCACTCTCTCCCTCTCCAGCCCCAACCAGCCGCAGCGTAGTCTTTTGCGAGCTTTCTATTCCGATCTTTCTCATCTTTAGTTGCCTTCCTATTCTCTATTACACCGTGAGGTATCTGTCCCACCGGTGGTGGAAATAATTTATCTTGACCCACTAACAGTAGGCTTAGTGTTGCCATCAATATCAAGCCATTTCTTACCCATCTTTTCATCAGATAGTTTCTCCTCTTCCAGGTAGGCACGGTAAATATCAGGGAAAGCGTTAGCTAACCTAGTAAATGCTCTCTGCCTAGCTCGTTGATAGTTTCGCTGGCGAACGGCTTGATCGGCAGCAGATTTTAATCGTTGTGTATTCTTCATTAACTCCATCTCTCAATACAATCGGCAATAGTAGATAATACTATAGGTGTTATCTCTATCTGAGAGGAGACCTGCTTAGCATCTTCCTCATCTGTTAGCCACTCTTGGACATAGATTTTACTCCCATTAGGGCTATTCCTATACCATTTCAGGGCTTCTATAGCACTCTCTCCGCCCCATATAGCTATGTTTTGTTGGTCAGCTACCTCATAGAATATAATTCTTTTTGCTGACCCGTTGCGTAGCTCTAATACATTACTCATTACTTTCCCTTCTCATAGCATTTATAGCAGGTATATCCTGATACATCTTGATCTAAGTTATCGCAATTACACTCTTTACTCATCTTAATCCTCATCTTCCCACATACGATCAGGCAGACCGGTATCTCCGATCTCCTCTTCTCCCTCTACCCCGTTTAAGGCGTAGTCATCTCCCATTAGATAGCGTGGCTCACTCATTTACTCATCTCCTCTATCTTGATCGCGGTATCCATAGAAAAACCAACACGATTACCTCGTGTTAGCCACCACCTACCTTCATATTGGTGTATCCAACCCCATTTACTTCTGCCACTAGTAAATAAAACTCTGACCTTAGTTTTATTTTGTGCGTATTCTTCTAACTCTTTCATTTCGCTTGCTCTCTCTCTCTTTCGCTCATTGTATCCATTACACAGTTATCACAGATTAGCTTGTTGTTGTATCGGTGATACCAGTCCGGTCTTGCTATCTCCCACCCGCAGAATTGGCAGATATTCATACCTTAGCCTCCTCTATTACCTCAACCCTTACAGCTTCAGTTAGTTCATTATATTTAACCATTGTATATATATCATCAACCATACAGCCAATAGCATAGTTTTCTAACTCCTCTATGCTATTTAGTTCTAGCTCAGTATCGTTTGTATCAAACTCAAACTCAATATAAGCCCTTACCTTCATTTCAGGTTTCTCTTTGCTTGTAGTAGAGCTTCATCTAATAGTTCTCGTAGGTCAGAACACTCCCACTTATCCATTATACGAAGAGCCTCACTCCATATCTCATCAGAGATAGGCTCATCACTCCTTACCATATCCTCCTTCTCATACCATTGAGCGCATATCTCAGCCTCTAGTGGTAGATCATTAAGTATTGCTAACGCATTTTTTACTTTCATTTCAGGTTCTCTCTCTCTTTTGTTAGTTGTATCAGCCGTTTAGCTGAACTCTCTATCTCTCGTAAGTAATCCAGGCAATTACACTCACTTGTTGGGACAAGGTGATCGCCACAAATTACTGGTGTAGCTTTCATTGGTTAGCCCCCGCCCATACCGTTTGTATATCTACTTTATATGCGGAAGAATTATCTAAGTCATTAACAATAGCCTCAGCCTCTTCCACGCTATTAGCTTTAATAGAATAACTCTCTATCTTATTAACCTGATACTCTCTCATTATGGCCTCTCTTCCGTTAGGCTATCAAGGACATACTCAAACTCAGGGCGCATAGCTAGATCAGGCAGACCAATACCATTACAAATTTCTAATCGGTAGCCGTCTCCCATATCCCAATACAACCAATAGGTAGTAGATACACCAGCTTTATCGGTGATCTTAATAGTTTTAACCCAACCGGTCTCCTCTTTCTCTTCCAATACCACCTGGTAGCCCTCTCTCACCATTTCGTCAATGGTAATTTCGGGTAGCTTTGTTTGTGTATTCATTACTTTGCCCCTCTCTTTAGGGCGCGGATATCTAACTTACTAAGGCTATACCCGCCAATAGTGCGGCCTGTTTTCTTCTGCACTTTCGGTTTTTTCTTCCACGCTTTGCCGTTCTTTCTCTCCATTGTGCCCTCCTTCTCTCTCTTTATTGTTCTCTCATTAGCTTTTAATGAAAGACTACCACCGCCTATCATAGGTGATAAGCGGAGATAATCAAGCATTAACTCGCTTTCTTTAATTCTTGTTTAAAAGCTTTGACCGCTTGCGCTCTCGTCATAAAGTAAAAAGTGCGGGTTAATAAGTACTCGCCCGCCCCCTCTCCCACGAACGCGGACAAGACCAAAGCGCCTTCGTTGTTTCTGTTGTAGGTGATAATCATCTCGCGCCCTCTCTCTCTTTCTCT